GCTCTCTATCTCGCCCTCAAGATACGACCCCTTGAATGGGCCAAGGTTGAAGTCTTTTAATTGTTTTGTGTCCATTCTAATGCAACGCTTATATTTGGGAATTCTTCAATAAATATTTGCCTACAAGCTTCGGCGATATCTCTGTGCTCTTTTTGTGTGTTTTCTTGAGCTCTTAAATTTATATAATGTATCCAACTTCTTACTGAGCCCTGCATGTACATTGTTGTTTCTGTCGTTAGCGGTAGGATGAATCTTGCGCTTTCCTTCGCCACCCCTGCTGAAATTAAATTATTATACAAAGATATGCTTTTAGCTGTATGTTCTCTAACTTTTTGATTTAATAAACTATCTGTAAAAGCATCTGAACTTGATTGCCTATTTTTATCGGCCTGCTTTCTAAGCCCCAAAGGTTCCAAATCTTGAGCTTCAGAATATCTTTGGCTAAACTCTTGGAAGCTAAAACTTCTGTGACGCAGTATTTGGGCTGCTATGCCTCTACTAGTCTTTATCTCTAGGCACATCGACGCTAACTCAAAAGGAGACCAATGCGCGTGTTTGATTAAAAAGCTTAATAATTTAGGAGAAGACTCTTTATTTAGCTGATTTTTAGGGTTACTAACTCTAGCGCAGTAGACAATAATCTCCTCTGCGTTATTCATACCCTCTATTTTAGAGGAGGTAACGGATACTAGCTTTACTTTCATTAAGTTCCTGTATGGAATATCGCCCTAAACTTAACTAAATCGTTCTTCACCTCTTCGGAAAAACGTGAGGTAACGAAATGGACGCTTGAATTAACGTCTTCCTCCGGCACTTCATCTTTAGATATGTTTGTGTATTTGTTGATTAGGCGATTTAATTCCTGCATCGTCTCAATGGGTTTCGTTCTTTCGAACTCTGAGATATTCATAACCTTACTTTATATTACATTAAAAGTCGTCCTCAAGGGAACCCGCTTGTTGATATTCTCTAACTCTACGCTCAAAAAAGTTGCCCATAGCTTGAACATCAACTACCTCGCCAAGCCAAGGGAAGGGATTTTTGTCGCTAGGGAAACGGTATTCAAGCCCAATTCCCTCTAACCTACGATTACCAATATAGTACATGTAGTCCACAAACATATCCGAATTGAGACCAAGGATTCCCCTAGGTAATACATCTTTAGCGTAAGAAATTTCAAGCTCTATAGCCTTCTTAATCCATTGGGTGACTTCTTCTTGGAATGTTTTCGTCCATATCTTAGGATTTTGTTCTATAATTTGATTTATTACGTAAGTGCCAAACTCTATATGTATACTCTCATCTCTTAAGGTGTATTTGATTTGATCTGATATCCCCTGCATTTTATTCTGACGACCAAGAGCTAGGAGCATTGCGAAACCGCTAAAGAAAAATATCCCCTCACATACAATCCAATAAGTTATAAAATTCTTTAAAATTTCTCTCTTACCTTCTTGCGTCTGCGGATTAAAGTCCGGCCTACTTAAGTCAGTAGTGATCTCCATAAGGAAATCATCTTTAGCTTTGATAGTAGGAATATTAATATAAGCTTGGTAAACCTCCTCTATCTTAAGATCCAGAGAATCGCAAACGTAAACAATAGTAAGATTATGAAGGCTCTCCTCATACGCTTGTCTAAGAATATACTGCCGACACTCAGCATCAGTGATATACCTAAAACCAGTAAGTAGTAAATTATTACCGACAAGAGACTCACTACCGGCAAAAAACCCGAGTGAACGTTTGACCAAAAGTTTCTCATCACTTGTGATTACTCCATTCTTCCATTGCTTGATGTCGTCTGACATTGATATCTCGGTTGGCATCCAGTTGTTTGCACAACCTTTAAGGAATAAATCCCAAGCTGGCTTGTGTTTGTGTGGTAATATGCAGTTGACCCCCGCAATATCTTTACCGAGGATTTGGCCGCTTTTTGTTTCATTATTTGGCATCGTTTACTTTACTGGTGTTGTATATCCATTTATACTCTGGCTCTATAAATATTTCTTTTTTTATTTCTTCTTCGACTTTATCTTTTAAGCCGAACATTTTAATTAAAAGTTTATATAACATATTGAATCCTTCTCTTCTTTTGAAAGTTTAACTTCAACCCCTCCATCTGGCTCAAAAAAGCATGGACTGTATTGGTGAGCGCAGCCTTCCGTTAAAAACCCTTGGGTTGTCGTAGATATTAGAATGTTTATTGCATGTATTGAACTGCTGTTTTTTGTTTTTATAGTATAGTATATCACACCCACGGCAACGGACTCTGCCTCCGTGATGTTTTTAACATTCTTTTTTTGCCTTTGTGTAAATGTATGCGGATTATGCTTAGCGTGAAGTGCTTGTAAAAACGACTTGAAGGAATAGGCAAAGTTGTCACAATCCCAATTATTCCTCCATTTACTAATACTTTGAAATTTTAGCCACTTCTTGTAGGCTGGATAAGCCTTCCCGATGACCCACCCCTTATCTAAAACAGCGAAAGACCTATCTCCCACGTAGAGAGATTCTAATGGAGTATCCTTCCAATTGCTGCTTAATGATAAAGCTGACGCTACTACCTCGTCCCTACTTAATTGAAATACTTGTTTCATTTGTCTGCTTCGTCCATTTCTATAAAATACAATAGTCTTAAAACTCTTTCTATATCATTCTCTTTAAAAAGATTAAAGGGCGACTCCATATTTAAATCTGGGTGCGGCTTATGTATCCAATCAGCAACCTCTTCGTCTGGTATGACCTCGCAACATTCGTTTATAAAGTTAACGAACTGGATTAATTCATTATTCTCTATTTTCATATTATGTCGTCGTTTATGTTATTACTCTTATTTGAGATGAGTTAGTTGGATGGCTCAGAGTTGAATAGCCCGTTAGGCACTCGTAAGCTCTACTTACCCTGACTTTATCGGTGGTATTTTGGATCATGGAGATAATCTCCTGCTTCATAGTCTCAAGCTCAACATCAACTTCCTTACTCCTTGTCGACTTCTTCATTATTTTCTCCTTCTTTCTTAATTACACTAACGCCTTTCTTTTGGACAGCGTCATTGGCTGTTATGTTAGCGAAATCTAACGCCTGATCAATGTCTTCCGTTTCTAGGTATTTAAATACTAAACCAGCCTGAAAAGAATCCCCGGCTCCAGATAAGTCTATTATGTCCGATGGGTCTTCAATTGGGTGAGATTTAAAATAATATTTAGACTTTAAGTCTACCTTTAAGTGGGTGCATCCAAAGTCTCCAAGCGTTACTATTAACTTCTCTACCCAGTCTTCTAGGTTGATTTTATCTTTAATTGCGTCATACTCTGGTTTGTTTATTTTAATAAATTTAACATTGGCGCAATAATCTCCCAAGACCTTCTTGGTGTCCAAAAAGACTTTGTCATGATTATCGCATAAATATTTTATATCCTCTTCCTCTAAGAACCCTTTGCCGTAGTCAGCTACGACTATAGCTTTGTATTTGGAGAGATCGTAGCCTTTTAGCCAGCGGTCAGGTACTCTTGGTATATCATCGTTGGTGTCTACCCTGAGCAGTGTGTGGTTTGTTTTCGTGTCTACATACCTCTGTTTCTGGCAGTCTCTCCTGTTAGTTAGGATGTCGCACTCTATCCCTAGCCCTTCTAGGTTTAGAAAAACATTACCAGCCATACCCATCCCTTCCGTGTTGCTCACGGGTTTAAAAACTGGCGCTGGAACGTCTGGGCAGAGCCTCGTTGCGTAGCCGTAGGTGAAAATGTCCTTACAGCTTTCGCCGACGACTAATACTTCTGAATTTTCAGAGTTGTGAACTTTGTTATCTTCTGGTGCTTGCTGCATAATTATTCTACTAGGTTATCTTTGTCTAAATGGCACCCCAAGCTGGACTCGAACCGGCAACCCTCTGCTTAGAAGGCAGATGCTCTATCCATTTGAGCTATTGGGGCAAATCTGGGCCTTGCAGGATTCGAACCTGCGACCAATCAATTATGAGTTGACTGCTCTAACCGCTGAGCTAAAGGCCCGGTTTGTGTCTACTTGTCGTTTAGCTTTTTAAGTTCGTTATGTATTTCAAAAACAACCAGCATCAACTCCGCGTAAATGCGGACTACTACTGGTCCTAATATTGTCATACCAATACCCATTAAGAGGTCTGCTGTAAATGCTGTAACCAGACCCACGATGGCAGCAATAACCATACCCACATAACTCAGGACCTTTAGGATTCCCGGAGTTACCATAGTCTTATAATTTAAGAACTCATTCATAATGTTTATTTTGTTTTGTTAATTATAGAATACGATCCTATAAAATTAATAGTTATAACTTAAATTGTAATATCCCCAATTTTTAATAATTCTAATAAATGGTTTGCTTGAGATTTTGCGTCGTCTAGAGCGTTGTGGTGATCTCCGGATCTTTTCATTTTTACGCTAGGGTACAAATTCTTAACAGTGCGGTAACATCTATTATTGCGAAAATTCCACGGTATAAGGTGTTTCCATCCAATCTTTTCGTAAGCTGTGGAGAGTAATTTATTGTCAAAATCAGAGCCGTTTCCCCAAACCTTAATGGTTTGAGAGTTGTAGTTGGTTCCGCGTTGTCCGGTGCGGTCCAAAAGCGGATCTTCTGCCCGTCGGCGTGGGCGTTCTTTACGATCTGGGCCGTCGTCGTCTCCCATACACTTCATCCAATGAGAAAACCCAGCCAAGGCATCTTTTAGGGATATTTTCTTAGGCTTTGTTATAGCTTGCCTTGCCTCTTCGGACTGTTCGAGCCACCACAAAACGGTAGAAGCGCTAATCGTTAACCCGTGATCTTGGCAATCATTAGGGTCTACGTTCACATAAAAGCTGTCATCAGAAATTCCTTCTTTAGAAAATCTAACAGCACCAATAGCCACAATAACGGAATCCGATGTATTGCCAAAGGTTTCCAAGTCTAACATTACGTTTTTCATATTAATTATAATTTATTTTAAAAGAATAGGCTTCCCGCATTAGACTGGCGTTCTTGGGCTGGAGTTTGTTCGCTCCCCGAGGTTAACCAACTGCTGCTTTGTATTTTATCTCCTAAGCCGTAGATAGGCTCAATCCCTAAATCTAGACAGAGTTTATGCTCTGGCTTTTCGGCGTCGATAGTTCTATCCCCTCCGTTGCAGAACGCTATCTTGTCGTATCTATCTTTGAAAATGCCATTGATCCACTCTAAGGTCTTACAAACGGTATCGTCATCGTCGATAGATAGAAGAGCCATTGTAACCGGCTTAAAAGCTTGTGTTATTGTTAATCTCTCCCGCCAATTCATGAACGCTTTACCTTTTTTACGTTCTAGGAACTTATCGTCATTGACTATCACAAACAAATGATCGGCCATGCTTTTAGCCTTTTCGAAACATTCTAAATGCCCGACATGGACGGGATCAAATCCACCACTAACTATTGCTAATTTCATCACTTAAAATACCAATGTTCTTCTGTTGGGGGAACCGGGTCAAGGCGACTCGCTCCAACTACATAATTGATGGGGCCACCCGCTATGTATTGCTTCACCTCTTTAATAGACTCAAATTTGCCACTTGATATTTGACCTAATATTTCCACCATTAAGAAAGGGGGAGACTTTACTAAAATCTCCGAGCTTAGTCTCGCTAAAATGTATAATTTTGGGCTCCTTTCTAGATACTCCCTTTTTGGTATTTTAAGCTCTGTCTCTCCCCATGAGCCGCCGTAAAATGTTGAAGTCTTAACTTCTGCTCCGTTCTTGAAATCTACGCCATCATCTCTTACTGAGTATATCTTCCTATCTATATCTTCGCCTATAAACTTTCCGTAAGCATACTCTCCAATAACGCCAGCTATATGGGGGATGTGTCTTTCAGTTACCTCTAAGTTGTATAAGTTGACTACTTTGTTAGTCTTATATTTTTTGAAGCTTCCGTGTTTGCTTACGTTTCTAAATGATATATCTTTAGCTTCATGCCTGCTTTTACCTACTTGGGCTAAATCTTTTAGCTGACTGTTGTTAAGCCTGATAGACTTCGTTATATTCATTTTTAATATTAATCGCTATCACCAAAATCGCCTACTAGTTCTACTTGGCCAGTAGCGTCGCTAACTAACGCAGCCACGTCGCAGCAATCGATTTCAGCAATCTCTTGATCAGTAAAGTTTTCGTAATTTAAACTAATAAACTTTTTCAACTCTTTTAAAATTTTCTTACGAGGTTTATGTTGGAGTGCTTCGTAATGCTCCTCCACTAAATCTTTTCGTATCTCGTTTATTTCTTCTTTACTAAATTCTTGGGTACTGACATCACCTGTCACGAGCCCTACTTCGACTTTAATACTATGACTCATTATGTAATTGAGAGTTGTTCTGGCGCTTCTCTAGTTAGCGGATTACTCTATAGCTATCCTCATCTTTGTGGTGGGTACTTATCTCCACGAACTTAACAAGGTTGTCCCCAGCTATCAGCTTATGGGGAATAAGCCTATTTAAAGAAAATGATTCTCCTTCTTCTATATAATTCTCTGTAACTTCGGTTGTTTGTGTGTTGACTGTATTTACTTGCAGGCAACCTTCTAAGACATAAAAAGTCTCATGTTTTAAGGCGTGAAAATGTAAGGAGGTAGAATTCCCGGGGAGTATCTCTAGGATCTTCCCGCAATAGTTCTCCTTCTCATTGTTGGCCATCCATATCTCTCGTCCCCAACTCTTTTGGACTATCTTCACATTCTCTTTTGCGGTTATCATTGCATTCATCACATAGAAGAACCAAGTTACCACCTTGGGGCGACCAAGTCAAGACAATTTCGTCAAAGGTCTCCTCGCAGTTAAAGCATTCAGACATTAGATCTCTGTAAGGCGTACCCTCTCTTGCTATTATTCTCTATTTCCAAGACTTGAAATTAGATCTTGCTGCTCCGTAAGTATCCTATGCCCCTTCCTGACGAAGGCTAGGTCTAATTGCACAGCAAAATAATTATAATCTCCCTTTTGCATTATGTGTTGATCAACTATTTCTAGCGGAGCATATCCTATTTCCTCTAAGTAACTAATGTGCTCGAAAAAATTAGGAACATTTTCATTGTGTGCTCCTACAAAGGGTACCTCCATTATAATTATTTCATTATTTCTAATAGTTTCTTTCCCCCCTTTTAGTATCGGTAGTTCTGCACCCTGTGTATCTATTTTAATTAATTCTGGCCCTGAAGAAAAATGCCAACGAAACTCAATATCTAAGGTCGTCGTTTTCCGTTTACGGAGAGCACAATTCCTAAAATACCCCGTCATTTCTTTGTACATGGAATCTCCTGTATTTCTCATTTCATACCAGTCACGCATTTGCTCGCACTCGTCCAATAAGACGTTTCTGTACGAGAACTGCTGTTGGTCGTCGAATCTTTTTAATTCTATATAATCAATCGGTTCGACCATCGTCACGTTAGAGTTCCCAAAGACGTTATGAGCCATTTCGGCCCAATGGCCGTGATATGCTCCAATATCCAAAATATTTGTAGGATTAAATCCCAGACTTTTTAGTTTTTTTAGAAATTTAAGCATTTAATCATTGTTCTCTCTCTAGGTCAGTTATGTATCTATTTAAATCGCAGACCTCTTGAAGTAAGTCCATACTTATCTCACGCCAATACTTGCCAGCGTCTCTCAGGGCTTCATTTTGATCTCTTAATTCCTCTAGATACTGCTGCGCTTTGTCTATGTGAGGGCAGGTGGGACCCGGAATAGGAGGGCATTCTCGGTACAGCTCTTTATACTTTTGACTTGGGAAGCTTCTTTTTTTTGGCGGTTTTTCGAGCTTTCTCATGCTTTTTTAGGTATCTCTTTACCGGCTCAGTTTCTTGATTTGTTGGGGTTACTGTCTGTTTCATCGCCCAAGTCCCCAAATAAAAAAGAACGCCTTGCAGAAAATTAAATATTTTGTACTTTAGTGTTTTATGGAAGGCGTCTCTTGTCTTCTTTCTAGCTTTCCATTCTTTATCCGCTTCTTCTTTTTCTTTGGCAGTTCTGGAAACCTCAAACCTAACTAAAAGTTTTGTATCTACAACCCCTTCAACAAAAGTAAAGATAAATTCAACCCAGTAAGAATCTCCTTTGTCGTTTTCGAAGTTTTCATAAAAACTAACCGCGCCAGTATGAGGGGTAAAAACCCACTTCTTTTTCCCCTCGATATGAGGAAGGTGCTTGTCGCACTTATAGAGCTTCTGTCTGTAAACTTTGTAAATGCAAAGAGAGTTCTCTAAACACTTGGTTTGGTAGTTATCATGCTTGATTAACTTCTCCTGCTGTTTTGTTAGGATACCTCTAAGGTAGGACTTCGGTACGATTATGTCGTCAAACATTCCCATCGTCAGTCTAACCTTTTAATTTTGTATCCAGATGTCTCTACGTCTACGGGGTTAAAGAAGTCTAAATCTTCCTGCGACATGTATTTAGACAAAAGTTTAGTTGGGTCTTTGGGGTTTTCGCTATTCAGCTCATCTTCAATAGCTTGAATATCCACGCCTTCTTCAAGTTTAACGCCCATTACCACACCGTTTTTACTGTTCCAGCTTATAATTACCTTATTCTTCATAGGTTTAATGTTTGACGAGTGAACTACTGACAAGCTTCACATGATTCTGGGTTAGCTATTGAGCAAGCCACCGCCTCCTCTTCCGTATACCCTGTCTTCTGAGTTGACTTCTCGACTTTTGAGGCCCCTCTATTCCTAAGATAATAGGTTGTCTTGAGGCCCGATTCCCAAGCGGCCATATAAATATCATTTAAATATTTAAGGCTAGTCTCTTTATTGTATAGATTAAAGGATACCCCTTGATCTATCCATTTCTGTCTAGCGGCATTGCATTTAATAAGCTTAAACATATCTCTGTCAAAAGCTGTCTTATATTTCTCTTGATAAATTTTGGGTATCTTTAGAAGCGTTACGTCGCCATCGACGTCCTTAACAGCCTCTGCTAGTTGAGTACTCCAAAGCCCCGCTTTCTTCATGTCTGAAACAAATTGCTCATTAGTTATATAAAAGTTTCCGCTCTTACATTCGTAAACGAAAAGAACGGAGAAGTTGGGTTCTACGCTCTGCTCAACTCCGTTAATATAACCAATAGTAGCAGTGGGAGCAATTGCCATAGTGTTACTATTTCGCATTCCATATCTAGTAATGTGTTCTCTTAAAAGTTTCCAGTCTATATTTTCGCTTGGCTTGGCTCTGTTTTTAGACTTTCTATACCTCATTAAGTTGTTGTATGTATCCATAGGTAATACACCTTGATCCCATAGAGAGCCAGCATAGGTTTTATAGCTACCTCTTTCTTTAGCTAATAGGCTGCTAGCGTAGATAGCATTATATGAGAAAAACTCCGTTAGTCCGTCTACAAACACAGCGGCCTCATCAGAATCGTATTGTATATCTAAGATTTGGAGCACGTCGTGGGTAGCCATCATACCTAGGCCGACGGGGCGGTGTTGCATGTTTGCATTTTCCGCTTCTTTAGTCGGGTAAAAGTTAAGATCTATTACATTATCTAGCAGTCTCACCGCTGTTCTTATAGAGGAGGATAGGAGCCTCTTATTGAGTTTCGGTTTATTTTTGGAATCATACTCTATGTGGTTCTTAAGGTTGATGGACCCGAGATTACAAACAGCAGTTTCCCCAATTCCCGTCTTTACTCCGTTGTCGTATGTCGAAGGTTTTGTATGAAGCATTATTTCTGTACAAAGATTTGAGCTATGTACTACCCCTACGTGCTGGTTGCTATACCGCATGTTTGAAGGGTCTTTGAATGTGACCCAAGGATGAGATGTTTCAAAAAGAACTTTCAGCATCTTCTTCCATAAATCTTTGGCCTTTATTTTTCTGAAATTCTTCAGTTGCCCATCTTCCGCCTTTAGGCAAAGGTTTTTATAAATGCTGTTAAATTCTTCTCCGTAAGTTTCGTGCAAGTCTCTGCAATCAGTAGGGCAAAACATATACCAATCCCCGTCCTTTTGAACTCTTTGCATAAACAGATCTGGAATCCATGAAGCGGTATTCATATCATGGCAACGTAGCCTTTCGTCACCCGTATTCCTTCGAAGATTTAAGAAGTCTTCAAAATCTAAGTGCCAAGGCTCCAGATAAGCGCAGCCAGCCCCCGGCCTTTTACCCCCTTGGTTTACCGCGACGAGTGTATCGTTGAAGATTTTGAGCCATGGGACAAGACCTCCAGAAATCCCGTTTGTACCTTTGATAAAAGCGCCAGAAGCCCTAAAATTAGAAACATCAAAACCCAAACCTCCAGCAAACTTACTCTTCCGAGCTTCTTGCCAGACTCCTTCGAAAATTCCGTCAATACTGTCATCGAATGTATTTAAATAGCATGAGCTCAGTTGAGAGTGGACACCCCCGCTGTTAAACAACGTAGGAGTGGATGGGGTGTATAGCATATTGCTAAACAAATTATAAAACTCAATTGCTCGTTCTTCTTTCTTATCTTCATTTAAAGCTAGGCCCATTGCGACCCTCATCCAAAAAGCCTGTGGGGTTTCTAATATCTTATCATCGACTCGAAGAAAATATCTATCTATTAAAATTTGTACCCCTAAGTAATTAAAAAGATCATCTCTCTCTGGCACCAAGCAATCGGATAAAGCTTTAAGGTCGTACTCTAGAAGCCGATCCGAAAGTCGGTCTGAATTAATAAGCTTTTTAATATTTTGAACAAAAGTCTTTTTATATTGTAGCTCAAATGTATCAGAATCTACAGATTCTTTAAAAACTTCTTTATATAAACAGTTAACAGCTAACCTTGAAGCTACTCTACTGTATTCTGGGTCTTTTTCTATTTTCGATCTAGCTGAAAGTATTAAGGAGTCGTCTATTTCCCTTGTTGTTATCTTATCGTAAAGCTGTAACTCGGCGTCTAACAATATTTCACTTGCGGAGACGCTATTAAGCCCGTCACACGCTCTGGTGACGCATTTGTTTACTTTGTTGGGGCTAAAGCTCTCTAGTCTTTGGTTTCTCTTTTTAACTTTTAATTTATTGGTGTGCATTGCTATATCTATTCTACAGTTAATTTGGTGTTATGCGCCGAAAAAAATAGCATGGAGCCTTATGACTCCATGCTAATACGATAATATTGTTTTAGTCTATCAATTTATTTTGACCTGCAAAGGCTTTGAATCCTCAAGCTTCTCGACCTTAACTGAAAGAAGCCCGTTTTTAAGTTCTGCAGAAATCTTAGAGGGGTCAGAATTTTCTGGCATCAAAAACCTTTCTGATACATTCTTTTTACTGCCTCTTACCTCCTTGAACCCTTTAATGATTAGATATTTACCAGATAAGTGCTTTGAGGGCTGCACTTCCATAGTAATATCTTTTTTAGCAAAACCGGCCAACTCCAACTCTAGGTTATACTCTTCCTCGTTATCCGAGAAACAGTTTACTCTTCTTGGCTCGGTGTCAAATAAAGCTGCCCAAGATGGAAATAATCTAACCGCTTCGCTTGTGAGGTTCTGAATAGAACCATCTACTCCATAATACTCTTTTTCGTATTTTGTCATACAGGTGTTATTATAGCAAACGACGTGCCAAGTTTGATTTTCTTGTTTTTAAAGGGGTTTTTCGCATTTTTTAAAAAAGGTGTGACACTTAGTGTGACATTAATTCTCTCTTACAAAAAATACCTGTGTCAATCTGGCATCATCCTTTGTGGAGCCAAAATAACCTGTTGACTTATGTAAGTCAATAGGTTTGTAAAATACCGCGCTATTGTAGGTGTTTTCGAATTCATGCTTTACGTCATAGCGGGAAGCGTCGCCTGAGACATGACCTTCGTCATCTTTTAATGATTCAATAGTTTCCCCTTCTTTGGGTTGGTAAATGGTTGTACCGCTATTGGCAGGGGGATTTGGGGATAAGTAAACTACACCAACTTGAGTAAAGCCTTGGGTCATCACGTCTTGGTGAACCCAACTATCCCCGTCTTCTGTCCTGCAAAATTGGTAAAAAGTTTCAAAATGGACGCTTTTTTCGTGTGGCCATCCCATTACTTTATAAAAAGACTTCCAGAAAATTTCGAAAGCTTTCTGATTTACTGCTGATATGTATTCAGTTCTTAGTCCGGGCCAATTCCCATTCGTAGGATGCTCCTTACAAGGCCAAACTTGGAGATTCATTGCTTCTGCTCTTACCTCGTCTGGGTCTGCAAAAAAATTGTTTACTTGTTTCATTTCTTGTTTTTAATCCTTGAGATTAGCTCAAATATTTTTGTTTTACTAATATCGTTTACACTATTTAGTTCTTCTGCGTCGGTATAGCCTTCTGCTACTAACCTTTTCTTTAAGTTGTCGAATGTAACGCCTTTAGATTTCATAGCTGCCGCAAGTATTTGAGCAGGGTCATTAGAGGAATTAGATGAATCGGAATCCCCGTTTGGCGTAAACGGGTTCATTGTGGAGTTCTTTGACATCTCATCAGCAGAAACAATATTGATTCTTAGGAAATTCCTAACGCTTCTACAAAAAGCTCTGTTCTCCGCCATTTCTGCCAGATAAAGCTGTCCAAAATCCTTCGTATTGTGGAGCGTCGTACTAGCTAAAGATTCAAAAGACACCGCTCTACCCTCAGTCTCAAAATTGGGAATCCACTCTATCCTGCATGAAGCGCAAACGTAATCTTCTCTGGCCTCGTATATTTTATAGTCTACTTTAGTATAGCCGCGTTTTTGCGACAGATCTTTCAAGCCTCCTAAAAGAATAATCAAATCCCTGTCTTGGAGCTTTGATGTATCCGCCTCTTTAGTTCTATCTTTGTTGGGGACCAAAAATTCTGATCTCACCATCTTTCTCCAATCTATTAAGCCGTTATCTTCGAATGTGTAGTCGAGGCCTTCGATCAAGCCGTCGCCATCCCTCTTCACGGTTCGTGTCGTTAGTTTCTTCTTCGCCGCTGTCATGTTTTTTAGTCTATCTCGTCGGGGCTACAAAGTCAAGGGGTTTTTTTGAGTATCCTAATATGATCCAAGTCTTTGAAGAAGTTAGGGTTATCTGGTATTTGATAAACGTCAGAAGGATCCATCCTTGATGCTGGCTCTCCGTTTTCTAAAGCTGCTTGGCTCGCGTAGAACTTGGACTTGTGAATAGTATACTTATTGGTTTGATAAAAAAGCTTTTTAATACTTTCTCCTTCTAGCTGTTTAACTTCATCTGCCCTATCTAGCTTAACTCTTGTAACCTTAGGGTAGTCTAAAAACTTAAATTTAATTTTCTCGAACTCTTCATCGCTGGCGTATGTTGCAAGTGTGCATTTTAAGCCTTCGGAAATAACTTCGTCATAGAAGGACTCCCTTGATCTCTCATTTATTATGTAGATTATTGTATCAATCCTTTTTTTGTTTTTGGTTAGTATATTTATGTTAATAGGTTTATCAATCATTAAAGTATACTTGCCGTCGATTGAAAGTTGTGCGTCTATTTTTTCGGGTGTGGTGTTTGTATTTTTTATATCTGCTCTTATATAACTTGTCTGGCCATCCATGTTTGATATTTTGACAACCTCATCTGGGACTGACTCGACTAAGCCAATATGGAAGAATTTACCAGTGTATAACGTTTCGTATTCGTAGTCGAAATCTAGACCCAAAAGCTTACAAACAGACTTAGTTATATCCTCTGGAGCTATTGTATTTATGGTCTTCGGTTCTTCATTATGTGCGTAAGTTGGTTTGTCTCCGTCTTTATTAGACTCTAACAATATCACATCCTCTTCTTTTGACCAGTAGGGACCAGAATGACAAGCGTATTTATTAGAATAGAGTGCTACTATTTTTTTTCCATATCCAGAGGCTAAGTGAATCGGAAGACTGTCAACTCCAAGGTGCAATATTGAATGCCTTATGACGTAGGCTAACTGGTTAACGGAAGTGCGACCAAGCAAGTTATGACAATGCTTTACTATCACTTCTGACCCAGCCCCCACCTGTACGATCTCAATACCCTCTTTATCCAGAACCGGCTTCAACAACCTAACGACAGAGTCCCAATGGTCATATTTCCTTGAATCTGCTTTGTTTGGGTGGTGTAGGGTAATGTATTTGTCAGCCGGAAGTGGGTAGTATTTTTCGTAGATAAAAGGTTTATCTATTTTAAGGCAACAATTTGATGCATAGGCTTCTAATATGTGCATAGCTCTAAATCTAATTTATCTTTTTTATCGTTATGAAGCCAGCTAGATAGGTTCTGTTGAGTTATCAAGAAAGGAACATAAGCGACCTCGAACCATCCTTTATGATTACCACTCCCTTCCAACCAAACTCCCTGCTCCATAGACTGACAAAAAGGAACCCACTTATGAACGTGAGGATTCCCTAAGATAATATCCTTAAACTTATCCTCACAAGCAAAATAGAGATTGTAGTCAGGGTAAAGCCTGTTAATGCTAGGAAGCAAGCTGGTAGCCAAGTATACATCCCCAGCGTCCTTAGGGATTACCATTATAATGCGCTTGCCCTCGTCGTCTTCATCTAGATGAGATGAAAATTTGTCATCGCTGATTCTAAGTATTTTTTTATTTTTGTTGTCTATAGCAGTCTGCCTAAAGTAACTCTCAACATCTTTTCTGCTGTTTTTCTTTGATTCTAAAAGCTCCATCCAATATTTGTGACCATCGTCGTCTTCGTCAACGTGGGTCATGTTTAAAATTTTGTGATAAGCTTCTGTTAGCCACTGCTTATCCTCCTTGATACTGTTGTCTATGGGAATATAGGGGTTTATCTCTTCCTCCTCGCCCTCCTCAAAAACAGATTCGTCTACAAAGGGGGCATCGTCCACGAAATCGCATATCTGTTTTCCTATAACTGGAGTATCGAAATTTAATAACACCCATTTTCTGGCCTGCTTGCCCATTTTAGCTCTTTCTTCATCAGTCATATTATAGACTTTACGAAGCTGTTCTAGGATTGACTCTGGCTTGGTGGAAGCTTTTCTAAACTCCGTGCCTTGCTCTCTGTATTCGGACCACTCTAAAGGTAAAGATGCGGCTTCTTCTACGCAAGAATCCACGCCACAGCTATAGTTCGTAACTAGCGTAACCAGTTCGGTTAGTTTCGCTTCTTGGATTGGGATCTCTTGACCGCCGCTAGTGAATGGATGGCAATATACATCCATTAAGTTGTAGACTTCATTTAATTGAGTCTCGGTTGCTGCTGTACCTATATTTACAGTTTTTACAGTTTTCTCTGACTCGCAGTTTTTACAGTCTAATACGTTTTTTGTATATGGTTGTACCTCGTAATGTTTACATTTGGCGCAGACATACGTTGTTAGTATATCCTCGATTGGTATATCGTATTCTTTCGCTAACTTAGGAATGCCCCAACCTTCTTCGAAGCTTGTATGTAGCAACAGTTTCGCTTTCGCATTTGGGTGAGCCAACTTAAAGAGGGAAAACCCTTCTAGAAGGTTGGGTACAGATTTTCTTAATTGATTCCTAAATACAAAGCCAATGACAAAATTATCTTTAAGGTTAAATTTATTTCTAAGCTCATTCCTATTCTTTAATCTCTTAAAGTACGTACACTCTACTGCCCCTCTTACTGTTTTAACATGTTCATGCCCAAGTCTCCTAAGTTCTTGAGTTGCGAAGTTGCTCCATATCCAATAGTTATCGACCTTTTTTGCCGTTTTAACGGCTGATGGTAAAATAGGTAAGGAATCAAGCGTCGTCCATATGCATGAAGTGATTTTACTAAACCATCGTTTAGGAACTGCAAAATCTACGCCCCAAATATCTTGTACTGCTATATATACGTCGGGTTTAAAGTCCTTAACGACCTCGTCAATAAAAAGGGAACCGTAATTTATATTCCTCTGTATTGAGGGATCTTTAGCTTTCGCCCCGCGTAGCTGGTCGGCAGGCGGTATGCATCCAACGCTTTCCCAAGGCGTTTTATCAAGCATCACGTTATCTTTGTTCATACCACAACAATAGTGCAGTATCTCGTATTTACCGGTCTTATATAAATAAGATAAAACAGCTCTGGCATTTCGGCCAAAGCCCGTTTTCATTAAAGCAAAGTCGCTTTGGAATAATAGCTTTTTCTTCTTCACACTTATTTAATTGTGACAGTTAACAAAGTTTTGTCTGTTTTCGCAAGTTTACCAATTTTCGTCATCCTCTAAAACATCTGAGATGTCAGGAGCTTTGACGGATGGAGTTTCTTTTTTATTCTGAGGTTTTTTTTCTGTACCTGAGTCTGGTGAGGATTCATTCGCAGCAGCTTGCTCGTCCTCCCATTTAAACATGGAAGCTAGGGTGTAGATAAAATATTCCTTTAGGTGTCTAGCCTCTGCAAAAGTTAAGCCTATGATAAAACTAGCTTTGTTGGTTGAGTCCTCCTTGTCTTCCTTGTTTACGGAGTAAGAAAATCCAACTCTACCTTTAGCATTCGAATAGGGGGTGAATTTGAAACGAGTAATCTGCTTCGGGGTGCTATGGTAAGCTGAAAATTCCCTATCGGATTCTATGCAATCTAAAATTGCCGCCACCTCATTACGGTTAAATTTAAATTGAGTGCTTGCAGCGGGATTCTCTTTGTTAGCTTTGAACGAACCTGTTTTCGTCTTATCGTTCCAAGAGCTTTGTTTAATGAACGAACCAAAAAGTGATCCGTCTTTTACGCTGCTCCAAAAAGAACATGCGCTGCCTGTTCCTTTAGGGTTCGGTTTGTAGAATTGTATTCTTGCCATTTTAGTTATTATATTTAATATTTATTTGTTTTTCCAGTTAGTTTCTGACTTCTGAAAGCTTTGTGTAAACGTGGCTATCTTGTACTGCTATTAGGTCAGCAAAGACAGCTTCTTCGACTTTTTTACCTTTTATTATTACGATGTTACCCTCCTCTGGGTACTTATCCCCATTCAAACTTTTGCAGGTATTCAGCTTCTCGTTAAACATTAGAACCTTCATAATTCCAGTATCGTCGGATATAGAAGTCCTCAACATGCTGTTCCCTTTTTTTGTTTTACCTATATGTGGCTTTTCGAAAATAGTGCCAATGAATGTAGATAGTCTCCCTATGGGGCTATTTTCAACCTCTCTTATACTAACTAGGTTGTCAGTTTTTTCTTCAAATATATCTTTTAAGCTGACTCCGTGGTTGTATCCCAAAAGCCTATTTTCATAATACCAGTTAGCGAAACTTTCTGATTTTATATTCTGAGAATAAATCAATCTATAAAGTTCTGTATTTTTTCTAATTGTGTTTATCCGGCTATCCTTGATAATAGGTCTGCCTTTCTCGTCTTTTAACTCTTCGTTTAAAGCTTTGACGCATTTAGTTAGGTCATAGTTGTACGTTTCAGCTATTGGCATTATGGCAATCTTTTCCCTTTCTGTTAGCTTGCTCCATACTTGAGCTTCGTAGACTACTTTTGTGCGAGACTGCTTGAAGCCCTCTAAAGCCCCAGCTTGTATGAGAGGGCATAATACAGGCAGCGTTAACCCAGCTTCATTTGCCCCTTGGAATATTTCAAACTTGTTTGCGTACTCCTTTCTGAAGTTCATTAACTTCTCCACCGACTTATCCGATATCCCTTTGATAGATAATAAACCAAACCTTATATTGTCACCTTCAATTTTGAAATCTAAGCCTGACTTTAAGATGTGGGGAGCCATAAGTTTAATTCCAAAAAGGTCTAACTCCCTTTCTATTTTGGCGATTTCGGTAATAGGATCGGGTTCATGCCTCGTCATTTTAAGTAGAGACAGAAAAAACTCTTTTGGATATTTGAATTTTAAATAAATCGTAGAAGCTGATAGGGCAGCGTAAGCTATAGAATGAGACTTATTAAAAGAGTAGTTAGCCGAGTCCTCTAAAACACTCCAGAGGACATCTCCCACGTCAACATTACCTTTATCCCCCATCCATTCACTTGTAAGCCTATTTTCCTCTACCTTGTCAGCAATCTTCTCCTTCCATTCCCTTACTTGAGCCACTTTCTTTTTCCCGACTATACGACGCAAAATTTCCGCTTCATCTAATGTGAAGCCGATTTTGTGAGCCATCTTCATCATCTGCTCTTGGTAGAGACAAACTCCCCCTGTGCTTTTTAGAATATCATCAAAGAAAGGATGTATGGAATCGTAAACATCGTTATTAGAGTAGTTGGAATACTGATCAACAAAAGCTAGTGCCCCCGGTCTTCCTAAAGCCAACACCGCGCTCAACTGTTCTAGATTTTTAGGTTTTACTTTCTGGCAAACTCTGAAGTTGGTGTCAGCCTCTATTTGAAATAGGCCGTGTGGAGCTCTCAGGTCTTGCAGGTTTTGGTAAATAAAATTATCGTTAAGATCTATATCCTCAACGTCTATCCCTATCTCCTTACATGCGTTATCTACAACCGAGACGCTCCTTAGCCCCAGTATGTCAAGTTTTGTATTGGTTAGAGAAACCCAATTCATATCAAAGCCAGAGATAGGGTTCTTGTCTGAGGACAACTCCAAGGGGCAAGACTCCTCTAGTTTACCATAAGACAAAAGTATTCCGGAAGGGTGAACTCCTTTGTTTTTAATTAGGTTTTTTAGTTTTAATGCTATTCTATAAACCTCCTCATTCTCGTTAAACCATTCGTCAAGCTGTTCAACTTCTTCTCTTGCTATCTCAAGGTCAGTTACTTTCCCAAAAACCTTAGGTATTAGAGAGGAAACCATATTCATTTCAACCTCGGTTTTACTGCCTGCTATTTTCCCACACTCTTTTATAAGGAGTTTACTGCTAAGTTTATTAAGGGTTAAAATCTTTGCTGTCTTACCTTTGAATTTTGTCTCTAAATACTCTAAGACCTGTTGGCGCTTATAATAACAAACGTCAATATCTACATCACACATTAACTCTCCGTCTAAATATGTTATCCCTCCTACTACTTGTTTTTTTGCTCTGGTTTTAGATATAAACCTTTCGAAAAATAGGTCGTATTTGACAGGATCTATTTTAGTTACCCCAATTAAAAACAAAACTAAACTACCGGCAGCAGAGCCGCGACCTTGTCCGACTGGGATGTTGTTTCTGTGACAAAAGTGAACCACGTCCCAAACCAAAAGAATATAGTCGGTAAATCCTAATTCGTGAATAGTGTTTAGTTCATACTTGCCCCTGTTTACGTAGTTGGGGTATTCATCTGGGGTCACTTCCTCTTTGATCCTCTTTATCCCTTCGTTACATAAGGACTTTAAGAAACTAAAGTTGTCGTTACCAGACAGTTTTACGCCTTTTTTGTTTGGCTTAAAATTTGGCAGTCTGACTCCGTGGATTTCTAAGTCCAAGTCAGAGAAATTACTATTAAAAGTCTTTTCAGTCATTTTCAATCGCTCCTTCTATATCTAATCTATGAAGAACCTTTTTAAGCGTATCGATTGTATGCTTTTTAGAGAGCTTGTAACAAACGTTAGCTTTATTCTTCTTCTCTCCTCTAGAAATAACTACCATAAAATAATCTAAGTTATCTTTTTCTAGTTTATCTTTTAAGTCCTCTAAGTAATCTAAAGATGGCATTATATGTTTATTTGCATTTTTAGCTTGTTCCAGACTTTTATGTTTAAGCGCAGGTCAACTATAGCGTCATGCAGCTTATCATAATCATGTTTTATATCAAACTCCTTGCCAAGAGCTGTTAGGTTACTTTTAACCCTTCTTCTCCTCGTGTTCAGTATTTTGTATTGGTAAAGGCATAGCTCTCTGTTGCTAAGTTTTCCTCCTTCATTTCTGAAAGGTATGTCATACTTGATACCCCTAGCCAAACAATTAGTATCTATTATCTTTTCTACTAAGTGGTTATAGCTCTCTCCCATGAATTCGTAATACCCTTTCAGCAAATATAAGTCAAATCCTAAAAAATTATGACCAACTATATAGTCGCATTCATCAAGCCAAGGTGACATTTGTTTGAAAGCCTCCTCTGGGCTGATAGCTTTTGACAAGAATTTCTTCTCGTTGTAGCCAGTTATTCTAGCCGCTTCCTCTCCGACCCTTAAGTCTGTGTCCCATTTTATATATAGATCTTGAGAATCGAGAATTTTGTTTCCTTTATATTTTATTAGGCCAGCTTGCCAAGGGCGGTTTTGACAAAAGTTCAGGCATAAATTGTACGTCTCGAAGTCGCAAAAAGTATATACTTTATCTTGATTGAATCTAAGTAAATCTTTATTCATTAGTTATAGTCTCGCCGTCTTTGGGGAAAAAACCAACTGAAGCCATACTCTCGTATTCTTTAATGTTGCTAATGCTTATGGATCTATCAAGCATTAATTCATTATCAATAAGCACTTTGATATCTTTCGCTTCGTTTTCTATATTGACTTCCGTTGCTGAAAATTGTCTGCCATAGTTAGTTAGGTTAATTAATTCGCCGTCTATATATACCTTATGTTCGCAACCCTTCTTGTTAACTAAATAAACGTAAGGTTTGGTTTTGTCTTTTGGGTTGTACGCTACGCCAACTCCGCAGGGGGTGCATTTATCTATCTCACTATTTGGGAAAATGTTTCCCATTCTATGCTCTTTGTTGTCGCTTTTAATTATCTTTATATTGTTATATTTAATAAAGGGTAGTATTTTGTGCGCAGTGCCCTCTTCTACCGATCTATAGTTACCGTCAGGTAGAGTATAGGAACGGTCCGCCTCCCATTCATCTATTGTTTTGGGTAGTCTAAGATTCTCGCTGAAGAAGCGAGAGCTGCCTCCCACCATCGTGATTTCGTAAAAAGATTCTTTTTCGCTGCCCGAGTCAAAGAAAATAGCATCCGCCTTCTCTAAAGTATGAAAAAGATCACTTATTACATTAGCGTCCTTATGTCCTATAATGTTATCGTAATCAGTATAAATAAAGCTGTCATAACCCAAAAGCAATGCCATGTTAGCCCCAATCGAGCAATTGCTGCAGCAGGTATAAGATGTGCAATTTGGATAGATGTGTATATATAATTTTCCGTTTGCAAACCATCTTACTCGAGACTTACTTCTATCTAATAGTATGTTTTTATTATTGTAGAAATAGTAATCAGATAAAGCTTGATACCTGTCTCTTACTGGAAAATTTGAAATATGTAAAACATCATAGCCAAACTCTTTGAATCTGCTAATACAGTCAACCATGATAGACTCTTTCTCTATACTTGGGCAATAGCTATGTACTATGATTAAATTCTTATGCTTACTCATTTAGGGCCTTTCCCCAGTTCTCAAAGCAAAAAGTGTCGGAGGACATGTTGTTAAGCTGTGGCTTCTCTAATGTGCTTCTATTATTAATGCACCTAAAAGTTAGGTAGGCTTTAAAGTCTTCTTTGTTTTTGTAAAAGACGCTTTGAGTGTTTACTTTTTCGTACTTAGATACAGAAGCGTAATCTTCAACCAAGTCTTTTAGTATGTGATCATATGGTAGATTGTTATTCTCTACGAAGATCACGGGCTTACAGAAGCTAAAGTCTGGAACACAACCACGACTACTGAAATTATTCTGAAACACAAAGGAATCGTAGAAAGGAACTGCAAGCAAAAGGTCTTTGTCGCTCCAGTTATTCTTTATTGATTCAAAGTCAGTTCTTGGCTCGTAATAGAACCCTTCGGTGGCAGCTTGGCTATAGATTTTGATTAACCTTTTGTACCCGTTCTTGTTTTTACAGAAGATAATATACTTGCAGGAAGTCTGAATGGACGCCTCGTTCTTTTTATGAAGATCTTGGCAGACGGTAATCCTAACCCCAAATATTAGCTTGATCTTCAGCTTGGATAAGTTTGAGTAAGCCTCCAAAAACCCACCCATGCAGTCATCAACCAAATAAACTTCCTTTAGGGAATTCTCTTGAGCTATTTGAGGAATCGAGTCTGGCCCATTAGGCTCAGATCCAGACGCCAAAGTCAGTATACTCCTGCCTAGAGAATAGTGGCTCTTGAATAATGGAATGATGTCCATGACTCCACTATAGTTGGTGGGGGTTGTCTTGTCAAGCTAAAAGTCAAACAAATCATCTATTATGTCTATTTGCTTACTTGGATGAGGGTGAGCGGGGCATCCGTCATACCTCTTCTCTACTATCTTCTCACCTTTTTTTTGTTTCAAATTTTCTTTTTTTCTCGCTGATCTGATAAATTTAGAATCCTTATCTTGTAGCTCGTAATAGTCAAAAGCGTCTAGGTATGGGCATCTCCAAGTCTTGCCAGCCTTACACATCCAAGAGGACTTTCCGTCTTTAGCGTAATTGGTTCTCGCATCTTTCTCCGAAAATGAATTTATTTGTTTGTAACAACTCTCTAAAAAGTATTCAAAACCTTCAAGTTCCTCCACTGTGTAAACACATTGTTGTGCGGCTGACTTAGGAAACCTTAGGAATAGAAACTCAATAGTAGGTTTAAGTGTTGGCCAAAGTTTTAAAGAAGCTAAAGAGTAAGACATCGCTTGTATGTTTGCGGTAAGCTCTTCTCCTCTAAATTTTTGCTTACTGCTTTTGTAGTCTACAATTTTGATGGTCTTATCTTTTTTGTACATTATAGGCTTATCCATGAAGCCTCGTATTTTGTATTTTGGTTCCTCGCTTACTATTAAGAACTCTTTTTCTGGGTCGGTGACCTTTCCTCCTTCTCCGAAAAAGTCGTACCTCAGACCAACTACAATCATCTTATTGATTAACTCATAATTCTCCTCCGAGTTCATTGGTAGGTCGTGTACTTTTGTGTCTCGGTTTAAATGTTTGATTATTAATCTTTTAATAGAGGGGCTTCCGTCTAAGCTAGAAGCTTTTGAGATTAACTCTTTATGTCGATTGTGTTTCTTTTTTAGAATTAACTCAAATACTAAATGACATATAGTTCCACGCAAAGACCCCTCATTTTGTCTCTGGGGTATCTTTAGTTCGTAGTTACAATAGTAAGACCACGAACAGCTTTCTAAAGTCTTGATTCTCGACGCTGATAAGATTTTTTCTTTTTTCATCTCCACGGATTTCCGCTAATCCAGCTAACCATACTATACCTGTTGCCAGACTCCATTCTGGAAACCTTATGAAGTAAAAATGAAGGGAATATAATTATATTGCCTCTACCTCTATCCATAGTAATTTCATTGCCTGTATTTAATATTAAATTTCCTCCAGTATAATCCTTTGGATCACTTAATTGAATGACAACGCTTAGCTTCCTCTTATTCTTTCCCGGCCCTATGTCTGGATGCCAGTCGTAATGCTTACCCTGCCCTTCGTATTCTGTAAATTGTAGATCCTCTGTAAAGCCAGTTGTATCAAGTTTGAATAGATTCCTGTTGGCTTCTTCGCAGCACTCCCTTATCTGGTCAAAGATGAATTTGGTGTCTTCGTTTGGTGGAATCCATCTTACTTCGCTATTCCTTGCTTCGTTATGTGAGTCTGAGAAGGTTGTAGCGGTTTCCTTGCGGAACCTTTTCCCGATCTTTATTATCTCCTCGCACTTAGCTGGGCTAAGAATGCCTTCGAACCAGTAATAGCTCAAAAGGTCTTTGTCTTTCTCTTGCCCTTCTAATCCAAAAATTCTATTATAATTACTCATTAAAAAAGTCCTTTACCTCCTCCGTAGACATATCCCCAAAATCGTTATGGTGTCTAGGTAGCATGACTTCGACTTGACTTGGGTCAAAGAATTTTAATAGTTTCTTTTTTAGTTTGTGTGCCGCTATGCTTCCAGTCTGCCTCTTGTCATTATTTAGGGATATTGTAATTTTATCTGGATCAAAGCTTAATAGTTGATTAAAAACTTCGCCGCTTATGTCTACCCCAAATATAACCATGCTGTTTTTTATTCCAGCAGACCAAAGCGAAAGCATATCCCCGATACTTTCCAGTAGGATTACCTTGTTGCAGGATTTTATATCCTTATAATTTACTTGTAGTGGGTACTTCCATTGGCTTTTGTCCCCCATATGTTTCCATTTTATTTTACTGCTATCGGTTATATCTCTACCCGTATAGCCTATCACTTCTTTTTGCCTGTTGAAAATTGGGAACACGTACCTGTTCTTAAGTTGGCCTGCGTCAACTGTACCTCCTTGGAATAAAGATATAGCTTCTTCTGATACTCCCCTGTTTACCCAATAGGTATGGTCTGGGGTTATATGTTTTAATGATTCCTTATTAAATTTTCTAGCCTCCTTTATTTTAGGTTTGTTGTCCTCGTTGGTGCGGGTCTGGTTTAAGCCCTTATTCCTTATCCAGTTTGACGCTTCAATCGTGGTAACCTTCAAATGAATTTGAACTAACCTTTGGAATGAGCCTTTTTCGCCAACGCCCCAATCATTGAAGTATCCAGTATCTTTCTTAACGCTTAATGAGCTATTATTGCTAGACTCTCTGTAAAGAGGCCTCATCCTATACTCTCTACCGTTATCTAGGATTTGGGAGTATCCCAGCTCACATAATACTTCCTTTATGGTCATTTATCATACCCTCGTCTCTATTTACGTTAATTGCGAAAGCTGTTTTCATTGGTGCCTTATTACCAGCAGTCCCAACAGGTTTAATATCGTTCACAAGGACTCTTGGCCCAGCCATTAAGTCAAACATAATTCTATCATACCTTATGTCGTAATACTTAAGCATCTTTATAGTATGTGGTGCGTGTCTACTATCTCTTGCCGTAGTTAAAATTATAGTATCATCATATGGTATAGAGTTAAGAAACTTAATGCTCGGTGTTATGGGTACTTCTATTAGGTGGCTATCATGACCTTTTGTTTTAATAGCTTCATCTATCTGATCGTTGGAATTATGTTTAACAATAGTTCCGTCTATATCAATGAACCATGTTTTGTTTGTTGATTCTTTAGCTTCGGTTTTCATATTAGTTCGTCGTCGTTATCTTCTGGGTGTCTATCTTCTAATGTATGTTGTTCTCTTTGTCTTTGTACTATGGTCTCAAGAGAGCCCATCTCTTCACAATTGAAATTCTCAACTGAAAAGTTTAAATAGTTGTGCGTAAATCTTTCAGATCCATCTTCTACCACTCTCCTCACTAGGTCTTGATGCCCTGCCGCGTCTCTTCCTTGGAATCTGGATTTTATAGTCACTAACTTGTGAGTGCCAAACTCTTCTCCGTCTAGCGCTATTTCGTCTAAAGTTTTTCTTCTGAAAATGCCGACGTAACTGGAAAACCATTGGAGCCTGTCTGACAGGGCGATTACAGAGCTATCATCGACAACGGTACTTGAATTTCGGTTATGGCTCTCGCCTTGCCGGTTAAGTTGCATAGCTGTTATGACAGGGCATTTTAATTCTTCGGATAGTCTTTTTAGTTTATCAATCTTTTCGCCTATTGCTTGATGCTCTGCCCAATTTCTGTCTACCTTCTCGCCGGTAAGTTTAACGTAGTCGTACCCTATTATACAGCCGTTCCCTCTACCTACTGTTTTATAATACCATCTTTTAACAATATTGCAAACTTGATCTATGTCTTTACTGCCAACATGAAAGTGAGTGTAGTCATAGCTCCTTACTTCTTGAAGAGCTTCTCTCACCTTTGTTATCATTTCTTTATTCTTACGCCAGTTACCTGTTTCTAAAAACCAAGAAGGGACTCCAGAAATTGCCGCCGCCATTCTGAATTGCATTTCCTCCTTGCTCATTTCGGTATCCAAGATTAAGGCTTTTATCTTATTCTTCTTAGCGGTTTTCATAAGAAGATCGTTTATCCAAGTCGTCTTGCCTTGTCCCGGTCTAGAAGCTATTGCGTAAATGTTTCCGGGGCGAAGACCTCCATAAAGCCTGTTAAACTCTTCATAAGACGTTAGGTAGCCGGGGTCTCTCTCAGGATTATTTCCCCTGTCTTCAATGAGTTCTGACATATTATCGAACAAATTGGAAGGCTCCGCCTCTCCTGTGTATTCGTATATCTTATCACTATATATGTTGTCAGCCTTAGCTATGAAATCTGTTAGAGTATTTTCTCCTTCTTTTCTGGCATGTTCAACAAGGTTTCTTCCTGTTAGTTCTGTATTCCTCCTTACGGTTAGCTTTATTAACTCTTTGGCGGAGTTGACGGTTCCTTTCTTGTTTATTTGAGCGAAAGATATACTTTTGATATAACTGAATACATCTATTTCATCTTTAAACTTTATACCTAAGTTTACTATCTTTTGAGCAATTATTACATCATCTAATTTATCTTTTGAAAACTCTCCTTCTAGGATTATAGATCTAATAACTTTAAATATTGTGCTATGAAGCTCGCTATAAAAATCTTCATGAGTTACGAATCCGTCAAGATCCAGAAAGGCAGAGGGGTGATTAATGATCCCCCCTAAAACATGTTTTTCGATGCGTAAAGAATAAATATTGGACATCAATCTGATTAGATCAAGAAGTCATCCTACCTCGACGGGGCTTCGATGTCAAATAAAATCCGCCTCGTCGTCCTCATCCTCAGGAATTTCAAAATCGTCAAGAGGGTCTTCGTCTCCTGTTTCAATAGAAAGGGAATTTAGTGTTGATTTTACGCTTAGCTCGTTTAAAGCTTCCGCCCAATTTGAAATAAACATCTGAAGGGCCATAGCGTCTTTGTTTGAGTCAAATTTGGTATGAACGTTTGGATTACCCCTGTCGTCATAAAGAAAAAGGGCAAAACCTCCATCGGAGAATTCGTTTAGCTGCTTTAATACAGACGAAGGTATTGTGAACCCCTTGCTTTCCATAGTTTATATTACACATATTAGAGTGATATATCAAACTTTTCCTTCACGAAGGACTCTGATAAGTCGTCTACTTCGTTATATTCTATAGTAAGTAATGTAAAACCGTTCTTCTCTAGCCAATCTTCTTTTTTTACATCTCTGCTTATAGACTGAAAATAACCATATCTTGAGTTGTGGAAGAATTTATTAAATGAACTGTGCTGCTGACCGTTTACTTCTACCGCTATATATTTAGTGATGTTAACTATGTCTACCTTCATTCTGCTTCCAAAGACTGGGAACTCTTCGTAGACTATGTGATGTTCCCAAAAAGTTTTTAAGAACTGTTTTACTTTGTATTGAAGTTTGGATCTGGAGTTCCCGCTCCAGTCTATTAAACATTTTGAAACATTTCTGTTTACAAGTCTGCCGCTTGTGTTGTAGAGTTTCAAATGAGTTCTTTAAACTTGTTTGACAGAAAATCTAAAAGCTTATCATTTCCCGCTAAATAGGACCAAAGATTTCTTTCTCCTTGGAACTTTTGTTTAATTTCAATCTTTTTGGACTCTACCTCTTCTACTAGATCATCTGAAAAAACATACCATGCCCCAGACTTTTTGAGGAACTCAAACTGTAGTAAAAGCATATAAATTTCAACTTCCCTCCATATAGCCCCTCCTTGTTGGGAGTACTTAACTGGGATGGCTACCGTCTGCCCAGTTTTTTCGTTACGAGTCTTTGAGAACTTCATAACACAATAGTGGCCGAGACGTTTTCCCTTATCTTTAATTGAAGCTGCTGATGGGTTTTCCCAAATATAAAGGTCTGTCCATAAGGGCTGTATTTCTGCCATAACTGAACTGTAAAATCCCAAAGCTTTGCCTCCAGAAACGGTTGATCCACCAGTTGAGCCGTAGCCAGAAGTGTTCATCTTAGTTCTGGTTTGAGATAAAACTATCATAGCGTGACCGTATCTTGTAATAGGTAGGCTAAGAGATTTACCCGCAAACGAAAAAGTAACCGCTGAACCTGCGACTTTTTGACCTTGAGAGAAGTCTTTGTTTAAATCCTCCACTCTACAAAGAGCATCTGTAGAATCTAAGATAAATAAATATTGATAATTATTTTTATTGTCTAGTACTAACTCTTTTATCATACCTAAGCTTGGCTCAAGCATATTGCTATCTAAACAAAACCACTTATCTTCCTTGAGGGATATCCCGCTCCTTTCAAGAAGAATCTTATTAAGTCTGCCTTCGGCGTTAACATAAAAAACGAATGAGTTTTTTACTGTCTCTTGGAATATTTTTGCACAGTTTAATGCGAAGCTCGTCTTCCCGCTCTCTGGCTCACCTGAGGCTCTAAATATGCCCGGGGTAAGTCCGCCGTCCATAAAGATATCCAAAGCGATACTCCCGGTGCTGCTGCACCAATCAATAGGGGCGCTGGTGTTGTAGTGATGGCCCTTAAACCTTTTATCGTCAAGCAGTTGTGCTATTTTTTCTTTACTCATCGTCTGTGAAATCAATTAAGTTCTTGTGGTATTTTAATCCTTTTTTATTTTTTCCAATTGGTTTGTTTTCTAAGCTGTATGTCTTTTTGTCTGACAGGTTTAGGTTCCTTTTCTTGTTTTGAAATTTGAGCCACTCTGTCTTCTCTGGCTTCAACCACTCTTTCAGGGAGTATATCTTGTGTCCCTCCGCGTTCAGCCACTTCCAAAACTTTTTGTCAGGTATAATAGCGAAAAGCTCTTTGGCCCTCTTGTACTGAAAGATGAATGTTATCTTCTTTGGGTCAGAGCAAAAAGTAGAAACCATGAAGGAATAGAAAGCATGATTCTTATCCTTTGGCGCTGGCTTTTTAGCTTTAGCCTTAGCTTTAGCCTTCTTTTTGCCGGTGTCTCCGATAGATTCTCCTGTTAGCTCAAAGTCCGTCATTCAACGCAAGGTCACAGTGTACCATACGTTCTACCAGTTTGTCAAACGAAATCTGCGGTTCCCACCCTAATTCTTTTCTAGCTGATGTTGAGTCTCCCCGCAAAAGCTCGACTTCTGCTGGTCTGTAAAATTCATTATCTATTTCTGCTAAGACCGTATTCTCTTGAAAAAGCCTAAACTTTTCGTCCATCCCTTCTCCACTCCATAAACCGGGGATACCGGCGGCAGCAAAGGCTGTTGTAACAAAGTCTTTAATGGAATGAGTCTCTCCGCTGGCTAGGATATGCTCTTTGGGTTCGTCTTGCTGCATCATCATCCAAACACCCCTCATAAAATCCTCAGAATCAGACCAGTCTCTCCTTGAATTAACGTTACCTAATCGAATGGGAATAATGTCTTCATTGTTTTTTATGTTTTTCTTAATTTTAGCTATGCCTTTTGTAATTTTGCGTGTGACAAATTCCTCGCCTCTTCTCAACCCTTCATGGTTGAACAAAATGCTATGGATAGCGAAAATGTTGTAAGACTCTCTGTAAACCTTAGTTAGGTGTCTACAAGCTGCCTTAGAGGCTCCATAGGGGCTTCTGGGTTTAATGGGGTGTTTAAGGTCTTGCGGTGAGTAATCCACGTCCCCCATCTCTTCAGAGCTACCAGCGCTATAGAACCGACATTTGGGAGCATAGCACCTAATAGCTTCTAAACACCTAAGTAAACCGGTGGTGTTAGTTTCCCAGACATGGATCGGGCTTGTCCAGCTACATCCAACATAAGAGTTAGCGGCAAAATTTAAAAAATAATCTGGGGAATACTTCTTTACGGCGCTATTTATACTCGTTGAATCAGTAAGGTCTCCATGAAACAGGGTAAATCTAGGGTGGGACAGCAAGTGCTTGATGTTGTGGTTATTCGGTATCGAAACCCTCCTAGACATTCCGTAGATATGGATATCCTCATGGTCGTTTATGAGGTGGTCAGCCATATTGGAGCCGTCTTGTCCTGTCACTCCCGTTATTATTACTTTTTTCATAAGTTGTTTAAATATTCTGTTAAGTTTAAGATCATGCTTTTTTTAACTTTGTGGTTTAGCCCTACATAAAAGCCGTAATTGTGGAGGTGTTCGGCTACTGGGTATTCCTTCCATTGTTCCTTTTGGGGAAATGGTGAGAGGTATGGTCTCTGTCTAAGCATGTTTCCTCCTATTATCTGCCTGTGCTCTATTTTATTTTTAGTACAAAAGGCTTTTGCGTTAAGTAGTTGATCTTTAGCTCTCCAGTCTGCCGTTTTATTTTTGAAAATTATAGGCAAGCAAAATGGAACGTTTAGGTTATGTATGTCAAACTTAGGTAGTGCAAACTTTTCATGGTCAATCTTTCCTGCGAAGTAGGAGTACAATTCTCTCCTAGTCTCAATATAGTCTTCGATCCTCTTAAAGTCTAGTAAGCCTATAAAAGCTTCTATGTCTGTAGCCCTATAGTTACTTCCCATGCAGAAAAAATCGAAACTAGGGTCAACCAAATTGTTCTGATAGAGTTTGCAGTCTATGCCGTATTCTGTCAGGCTTCTGGTCATACCATGCGACCTGTTCATCAGGTGGAATTTATACTCCCTCTCGTCGTCGGTTAGGATAAAGCCTCCCTCTACTGAGGTGGTATGGTGCCCGAAGTAAGTAGAGATGGAGCTTGTTGCTACCTTACAAATATGGGTTTTGAGCGTTAGGTCTCCGTCTTCTGTTGTCGATAAGACCTCTCCAAAAGCGTTCTCGCAATTATCTAGTCCATATTCTACTTTATGTTTTCTGCATTCTTCTGTAATTCCTTTTACGTCTGGGTTAAACCCAATTAAAGAAGTAGGCCACACGTAGGCAACCTTATCTCTATTCTTTTCTAAATATAGCCCCAGCTCTTTGGCGCTCATTCCAAAGTCATCATAAGTTATATCTATAAACTTTACTTTAAAGCCTGCTTTTATCCAAGGGGTAACAGACGTTTGCCAAGTTACAGAAGGTACTAACACTGTGGAGCCGATTGACTTATGGGTGCCGTCTTCAGTTTTGTGTTTTATATACTGAGCAATGGAGGAGTTAGCGGTAGAGCCGCTAGAAAACATAACGGCGTATTTACAGCCTGTGTATTCAGCCCACGCCTTCTCGTATTCTCTTACATACTTTCCTTGAGTCCACCTGTTCTTTTTTGATAAAAAGAACTTACATATCTTGAGGCGGTCTAATAGGGTAAAGTTATCTACGTTTAATTTCCATTCTTGTACCATTCTACGGTTTGTTTAAGTCCTTCTTTTAGGTCTGTGAAAGCGTCATCTGATAGATTTAGCGCTTCTACTATTTTTGTATTATTTAATGTTCTAACCTCCGCCTCTTTAGATTCGTCTGGTTCTTCCATCTCTATCACCCCTTCGTAGCCGGTTATCTCTACTAGCGTCTCTACTATAGATTTAATTGTGACAGTTAAGAAGGTTGAGACGTTGTACGTTCCTTCGATTTTTTTTCTTAAACATTCTGAGATGGCGTTGCATAAGTCCCCGCTATACATAAAGTCTCTTCCGTTATTTGGGTTGCCTAATACTTTTATAGTATCTTCTTTTGATACCATTTGCCTAATTAAATTTGGAATAACATGAGATACAAAAGGGTCAAAATGGTCATGCGGGCCATACATATTGGTTGGAATTAGTATACATGATTTAATTAGATCTGGACAGTCTATGTTTAAGGCGTCTATAACCTTGTGACCCAACCTTTTAGAGTGGCCGTATCCGAAGTTATTATTGTTGGGATTATCTAGAAAAACGGAATCCTCTTGACTGTTACCGTCTCTGTAGACGCAAGCGCTACTTACATATATGTAATAACAACTTAACCTTAGCTTCTTTATAGCCGTTGCTAAATTTAAAGCAATTAAAGAGTTGTCTCTTAATAGCTCTACGTTGTTTATTTTGTTGTATTGAAAGCCTCCAACTCTAGCCGCCATATTTACTATAGCTTCAGGCTTGGTTCCGTCTAAATAGGTTAAAACTGAATCCAGATTCGTCAGGTCGCAAACCGATTTATTAGGTTTAAAGGCTAGGTCAAGATCGGGTCCTAGGCTTGAGCCCACGAAACCTCTAGCTCCAAATATTACTGTGCTCATATTTTTATCCAACTTTCTGGTACTATATCCTTGTCCTCGTAGTTTTTATTGCGGTCTTTTATTCGTGGGTTAAACCAAACCTTAGGAGCAATGACTTTCTTATCCTCTTTTTGATTCATCCAAGCTCCCCACCAACTGAAACTGCTATTTGCTATGATGTTATTCTTACATAGGGACATGCAAAGAAGGTCGGCGTATGGCGAGTGCTCCTCTTTGTTGAAGTAGTAGTTGTCTGATTTAAAGTTTTCCATGCACCACTCCGGGTCATCTGAAAAGAATATGTATTTCTTTGTATTAGATTCTTCCATGGATTTTTGGTAGTAATCTTTATCTAATATGTTGTAATAATCTGATTTCTTTAAATAATCACCCCTTCTTACGTGGACAGATGTGCATTCAAATGGGTCTATCTCTTCTCCCGAGCTTCTGTTTAAAAAGTTCATCGCAAACGAATACGTATAACCCGTCGGGGTCAAGGTTTGTAAGATTTTATCCCTGTAGTCTTTGAAGTATTTTTCACATTGGAAATATCCGTGGAGATTTGTGTTATCTTTTATGTCGTTTAGTAGATTAGGGTCGTAAGACATTCCCGATTCGCTTACTTCATACATTATGTTCCCTAAGTCTTCTTTCTCTAGGTTGTCGTAAACTTTTTTAAACCCTTGAAATATAGAATAACAATTAGCTTCATACGACTCTTCGTAGAAAGTTTCATTTTTGTAAGGTATCTTAATATCGTAACCATACCTTTCCGCCACAGCTATTAGGGTACTGTACTGGAATAAGGAATTCCCCAATCCGCCAAACCTACCAAGCTTTCTAAAGGTAATCATTTATAGTTTTCCGTGAACCACTCGTCAGGCCTGTTTTGATCGAAGAGCCTAATCTGATCGTGGCTATAATCTATGTTCCTCTGGACTATATCGCTAAAGCTTTTACCTTGGACGGCGAAAAGGGGATTGCAAATATATGTCGCGTGCTTTGACTGAATTTCTTGTATTAAGAAGTTGTCGACAGCTACGCATCCCGCCGTGAATTCTACCAAATCTGATATATCCTCTGGAACTTTGGATAATATATCGTCGTAAACTGTGTGGTTATATGCTACTGCGTGAGTAGCCTTAGCGCAATTAGTCCGGAATAAAAAATTAGAGACCATGCTCATTTTTTTCTCAACCGTTGCTCCTAGGTAAAATAGCCCCCAAGTATTAGGCAGATCTTCTGCAGAGTGTCTCACCGACGTTATATCTTCATGAAGAAAAGAAACGTCGTCTTCAAATACGAGGACTTGCTCCATCCCTTCTTCTTTAGCTTTTTTTATTATGGCCCTGTGGGAGCCGAGGCATCCTGCATTAGGTACTATGTGGTAGGGTCCTACCTTGGTGTCAAACTTAGGGTCAAACTCGTATCCCCTTGGATTTACAGCCGGAAACCTTTGTACTTTCTCTTTAATGCCTATTTGAGAAAAAGACTTTTGGACTTGGTGCCACCTATCTTCTCTGGAGGTTAAGTTTATACAGTAAATATCATTAAATAAACTCAACATAATTTGTTTTTTCCAGAAGGCTGTCTTTAATTCTCTCTAGAGATATTGCTGCATCGTTAACGTCATAGATTACATTTCCTGCTGCTTCTTCCGTTAGTCGCTCTGTGTTTATTGATACTATAAGATCCAAAGCTTCATCTATTTTTTCTACATTTTCCATATATCTATTCTCCTATAAAATCCTCGCACTGATCCCAATTGCCGTCACCTCTAGCATGAACTCCATATTTACCTATGTGGCTAACCATGCTGGTCTTAGAGCAAAGTAAGAGCTCCCCTTTTTCTTGAGATTTATAAACTACCTCCCAGTCCCAACAGAACCACGGCTTATTTATTGTGGCGGTAGTCTCATCCATATCAAAGAAATACGAACTCTTAACGGCTACTGTCATCCCTCCCATACTCTCTTTAACGTTAAGATCATCGTCGTAAGCGCCGGTAACAGGATGAACTGAAGCGTTAAATAAGGATATAGCAGCTGCAAAATCAGTAATCCCCGGCTTGGAAAGCTGTTTCTTAAAAAAGTTTAACCACTCTTTATTGTAGATAGTATCACTGTCTGTGCTAATGATATATTCACATCCTGTTTTCTCGATTATTTCTCTGGCTGCTAAAGTTATATTAGTATCGCACCCCAAGTTCCTTTCGTTGACTGTTATTTCAATTTGGGGGTGATCTTTTAATGAGTCTAATATACCTAATGTTTTTGGTTCTTCGCTACAATCGTCATAAATATGTATAGTTGAATCACCTAAGTCAGACTTAAGTAGAGACTCTATAGATGACTTGAGGTACTTAGATCTATTGAATGTTGTTAGTAGTATTTGCATCTTTTTTATTGTGCCAGTGCTTATCTCTTACATGCATAGTGTTATACCTGCCGTCAAAACCGATTTTGTTAAAGCCAAAAGCTCTAAAGTTTTCGCACACTACCGCATTTTCACTATCGTGATTTTTTAGCCTCTTATTTACATATCCAAAAGTTGCACCTCTTTTAAAGGCTTCTGGGTTATAGGAGACAAAACCGTTTCCCGTTGTCCAAGTTTGATTATCTCCTTTCGTGTTGTAGGGTTTGTTATCCCACCATTTGTCAACTGGGCTTCTTCTGGTCGCCCACCTGTCGTAAAATTCATCTGCTGTGCCAGAGTCTCTACTAGCAAAAGAAAATATATCCCACTCCAGACTTTTTTCTATGATCTCTACCGCGTGTTTTGGGTCATAGGAACAATCTATATCGTTCATAATAATCCTATCTATAGAATCTAAGTCTCCAAACTGGTAGATGCACAAATTTCTATAGGCAGAAAGCCTTTCTATCCTTTTTCTCTCTAGGCCAATAAAGTATTCTTTATCGTTCTTTTCTGAGGAAAGGTTAAACCAATTAGCGAAGCTCCAATCTAAGTTTTCTAGATCCTCTTTGGAGCTATCTTCGCTATCGTTTTCGTATAGACTGATGTTAAAAGTCCAACTTGGCCTTAGAGACTGGATTGAACGTATTCTAGAATACCAGTCACCTATAAACTCCGCCTTGTCTCTTATTAAGGAGCAAAACAAGATTTTTAAATCTTTTGCCACCTTAGTATAACGACTAGTTAGGTAGAATCTTCACTAATTGATCGTTTATCCTTGATAGGCCCTCTGGGGAGGAGGCGCTTGACATCTTAATTTTAATCCTAGCAAGATTTGCCCTCTTCCCTGCTCCGATTTTAGCGCTCAACTTGTTATTGTTCACATTATTGTCATCGCTGAACTGTCCTAGGTCAACTTTGAGCTGCATCTCTAGTTCGGATATGCTTAGGTGGGAGTTAGGTGCTAATGTTAGAAGCGGTATAGCTGATTCTTTTACTTCTCCATTATTGTCGGGTAAGTTAACCTTAAAGGTAATCGGGTTTCCTGCATCGTCAAAGTAGGTCGACATTAACCTACTTAAATGCTCTGTTTCAACCTTTCTTTGAGCGTATACTACAGAGTTGTATATAGACTCTACAAGCTTGTCTAAAGAGCTGGAGGTGAGATCCGGCTTAGAGTTTTTAATCTCTTCACTCTCTAACTCACCTGTCTTTTTTAGGGAATAGTTGGTTAAGCCCATTAATTATTTACTTAAGCAGGCGGAACAGGCTTAATGGCGTCCCCTAGGATATCGAGGACTTTCATTAGCCCTTCGGGAGCCCCGTCGTCCCTAGCTTCGCAATGCACCGTATACCTAGCCGAGTTGTCAGTCTTTCTCGTGTTACTGCTCTTACTTCCGACTGACGCCGTCATTGAGCATTTAACTGGAGACCACCAAGAGCTATAAGAAGCTTTTGTGTTTATATTTGCCGTGACTGAATCGTTATGTTCAGTACTTGACTGAACCTTCATGTCAAAATCAATAGTGACATCTTTAACTGAAAGGTTTGGGGTATTGACAATAGCTAATAGGGGAACGTTCAATGTTCTAGGCTCAATCTTAGTTAATGTCTGTTCAGTTGTTACGAACTGTCCATCGGCCCCAGTAACTGTTGTAGATACGACACCCGTTTTATACTCAACTGGAGTATCGTAATTGAACTTGACTTGCCTTGCTTGTAGCCCGCTTACGCCGCTTTCAAGACCTATTTCTTCAATAAATTGTTCTGTGATGCCTGCTAATTTACCTTGGGCTTGCGCTGCTGCAATTAGCGGTTGTGAGATCAGCTCTCCTATCGGGAGGCCTTTAAATTGGTCAGCTATTCTTGATGCCATATGTTATAATATACACTTATTGGCTATGATTCTATTTTTTTTACTAAAATTTTGCTTCTAGTATGTTGATTTTCAGGGTTCCTGACTCAATCTCTCTGTCTTTTTTTTCTTTTAGCAATTGATTTTGTTTATGTAGGTCGGTGACACTATCCACTTCAGGCGGCATCCACTTCCATTTCGTTGAATGAAAGGTCGAGGTGCATCCACAAAGGAAGAACATGGCTGTGACAGTTATAACAAAACAACAGTAAACCCTTTTATTTAGATTATCTTTTATCATATCATATGTAATTTTTGTTTGGCCTGTGCTATCATCCACCTGTCTTTCTTGTCTAGGTGAGATCTCATGTGATCATCAATTTGCTTAAGCATCTCTGGTTTTTCTCCCATGTGCTGGTCTCTAACCTTCTGTATTCCTTGGACGACCTTCAGCAATGTAGAGGTAGCTCCTGTTGCTGGCATAGCAAACGGGGCTACTGCTGTTACTATTTTAAATCCAATAACAAGAACGACAACAAAAATAACTATACCTATTATCCAGTAAACTTTTCCCATTAGGCTGGAGTATTTTGTGGCTTGTAAAGCGTTGTTTTGATTGACTATAGCTAATTTTTGCTGAGCGTCTCCAAGCTGGCCCCTCAGAACCCTGTTCTGATTCTGTAGCGCTACTAAGTCTTTGTCCATTGTCGCTAATATTTGCTGACCTTTTTCTACTTCTTTAGGGTCTGTTGAAAGAAGCCCCGTTACCATTTGGTCTGACTTCATGGCGTTTTCCATTTGCGGAGGACCTAAGGCGGTGACTCCTCTGGTTGTCATTTGTTTTGCCACCTTGGATTCGGCTGACGGATCGGGGTCTTTTTGTAAGGCTTGGTCGGCTGCGTAGACAAAAGTTCTTCCGCTTTCTATTTGTTGACTTTTGTTTGTATCCTCTTGTCTTTGTATGTTGTCTACTAGATTTTTTTGCTTGTTGAATTTTCCTAGAGGAGTCGAGCATCCTCCTATAACTACAAGGCATAGAGCTGATATATAAAATATATCTTTCTTGTGACTATTCATCAGCTTTCGCTCCCTTTTTTATTTTTTTGCTTTTCATAAATCTTGATAACCATCCCCTTTCGGAGATTTTTTCTAACATTATTAAACCTTGTGATGCCCATTTATCTGCCCCTTCTTTCTTTAATCCAGTCTCTATATATTTGATATGACTCTCTTTGACTTGTTCATATTCCGCGTATTGGTTAAAAAATTTAGCAAAATATTCTCCAAAGAAACCGCTCA